TAAATTCCTAAATGTTCCAGTATTATACCAAATATTAAGATGTTTAACAATATCACTCATATTATATTTAGGAGTCCAACCTGTTTTTTGTTGCCACTTTGTAGAGTCAGCAATTAAAATGGCTGGGTCACCTTCACGTTTTTTATCAAACATCACGGGCAATTTTTTATCTAATTTATCACATACTGCATTGTATACTTCAAGATTAGATGTACCCTTTAGTGTTCCTAAATTATATACACCTTCGGCGTCATTCTCAATAGCCATTATATGCGCTTCGGCTAAATCAGTCACATGAATATAATCTCGTATACAGGTTCCGTCTTCTGTAGGATAATCTGAACCATTAATAGTAAACATTGAATCTTTACGAACTGCTTCAAAAATTTTAGCAAAGATATGAGTAGCATTAGGTTCCTGTCCATGCTTACCGTGTGGATCAGCACCACAAGCATTAAAGTATCTAAATGCAATATACTTTAATCCATATGCTACATTAAACCACTTAAGCATTTGTTCAACCATCAATTTTGATTCACCATAAGGTGACATTGGTTTAGTAGGTTGATTTTCATCCAATGTTAGGCTAACAGGGTTGCCATATACTGCAGCACTACTACTAAAAATTACTTTAGTTTGTGGGCATTCATTTATAACATAGTTTAATAAAGTATTAGTCCTTGCAACATTATTATGAAAATAAATGCCTGGGGCTTTCATACTTGGAGCAACTAGACTAGTACCAGCACAATGTATAATAGCTGCTGGATTAGCTCGTTTATACATTCTCATTGCTTCATAATCAGTAAAATCATTGCACAATGACTCATCATAATATCTTCTTAGATGTTCAATTTCTCTACGATCAATAGCATATACTTTGTATCCTCGTTTCTTCAACTCGATACAAATGGTGCCGCCAATATAACCAGCAGCACCTGTAACTATAATATTACGATTAGTATTTTGATTCTGTGACATGATTACGATACCTTATTCCGCCTCTATACCATTGACTTGAATCGTCTAACATTATGTCTAAGCATCTATCAATAGTGCCACTAGTCCAATCTGATAATTTACCAAGATTTTCTCTTGGCTTATTGAGCATTTTAATCAGCTTAGTATCAGCATCTACTGTAGACCAGGGAATGTACAAACATTCTGCATCATTAGCAAAAGTCTCAGGGAAAGAACGATACGCAGGATATAAACAATTAGTGCCAAGTGCATCTGCTTCCGATGCTGTGTTAGAAACCCAATCTTGTAAAGCACAATTAAACAATACTCGAGAGTCTGCTAGAAGTTCATAATATTGATTCTTCTTTAAATTCTCATGAATAGTTAACATACCTTTTTGTTCTAGTTCTCTGGCTCTCTGCAGAATCAATTCATCGTTGCTACGCAAAGGTCCGCCTGATAAGACACAAAATTCAATATCATGATATGGCTTGAGTCTTTCAATCATATCCATATAGAAATTAGGTTGTTTTTCCTGATCAAATCTTGCAGCAAAACATACTCGCCTTTTACGATCATGAAAGTCTTTTCTAACAGGTACTCTTGATTGTACTTCTTCTTTGCTAAAAGCAAGACCAGAAATATTATAGATTGGCACATTCCAACCTGCAATCTTCATATGAGCGACCATTTCTTCATTAGATGCCAGTACACCTTTGACAAATACGTTCACCATATGCTCATATTTACTCATCCATTCTTCCATGTGCCATACATGAAGAAAGTCATCAGGATCAATAGTTTGTGCTAAGCATCTTACCCAGATGTTAGGGCAATACTCAGGAGTAGTCTGGTCCATAATATAAGGAAGTACTTCCATACCAGGAGTAAACATATCCTCAAAGAAAATAGTATCTTCCCAAGTAATTTCACCTGCTTTCATCTTCGCCACAAGTTTCGCCATCTGTGTCAAAGAATAATAGCTGCGTCCATGTGCATCCAATACTTGACCGGTCACAATAGACTTAGAAGAGTCAAGTAATTCGCCATGAATAACTTCATATTCAACACCTCGACGCTTAAATACTTCTTCGCTCCAATGCTGAAGCTGCAGAGTATACCGACCCTCATAGGGCTCCAAGCCCATATAATATAGTTTACCCATTATTCACCTGGATAGTATGTTACGATACCATCTGATTCTCCATCTTCTGATACAACAATCTCATAGAATCGTTGACCATACTTTGGAATAAGATGTTGCTCGAGAATATCCGTGGCAATCATTTCACAAGATTTGTGATTCATATTACCACCTTTAATAAAATCTTGTAGCGCCCATTTAACTAAAAAGAATTCTAGTTCTCTGTCAAGATGTGATACTGAAATTTTTACCTCAACTTTAAACATATGTCTATGTTCATTTTCAAGGAATGCAATGCGAGGATCAATTTGACTGGCAATGGGATACCTATGATATCCTTCAAACTCTGTTCTAATCTTAATAAAGGTTTCAGTTCTTGGTCGAACATCTTGTTTAATAATCATGCAAATAATCCTTCTAATGATGATGGAGGTGCATCAGATACTGGTTCCGAATCCATATGTACACCTACGTGTTTTTCCCAATATAAGAAGTCATCTAAATTTTTAACTTCAAATAACTGAGCATATTCGTTTTCACAATCTTTTTCTTTGCAGAATCGTAAAAATGATTCCTTACAACTAGTTAATTCTTTTACATCAAGTGTAAAGTTATGTACATTAGTTAAAATAAATCCAAGGCGTGCTCGCATAATGTCAATAAATTTGCCACCCTTTTCCATGTATGCACCAACACCTGTATTCATCAACACATGAAACTCATGTGGATCAAAGTCTGTACCACATACATTATTAATTTCTTCTGTTACTGTCCTGTAAATATTTGAATATGGTCTGCCCATTTTAACTGACGTACCACCGTATTCTGATCCGGCAGACTTTTTGTATTGTGAGAAGTAAAACAAACCATTATCAAGAGACATAGAATGGGTGGTGGAATCATATGAAATATTAATATCTTTATACAAACCAGTTTGACTAAACAATAAGTAAGGAAGCATACGACGTAATGCCCCAACACCTAGAATGTGAAGGTGAAATGGTCGTTTGAATGGCATCAATGTAACATAGAATGCCCGTTTCACATCCTCAAGCTGTCCCATACCAAGTGCCGCTGATCCCATAGCAACACCCCCGATACGATCATGTAATGGTTCAGATACTTCTTCAAGTACAATCTCTGCCCAGCGTTTATACGTTTGATGGGATGCGCCATGAATGATAACAAAAGGTTTACAATTACTTTTTAGTTCAGCAAATTTATCAATCTGTGCTCTGACATTCTTACCTGTTTGTCTTGCATAGTTCTCAAAATTTTCTTTATCATAATATCTGCGCTTGGTATCAATCTTAGATGATTTACCATCTTGAGTTGCCTTGACAGGAATCTCATCAAAGGACATACCAATGTCTGCAAAAGTGGCTTGATTGGTATATACTTTTTCTCTTACTTCAGGAGTATTTTTAAGTCCTCGAGTAATGATCTGCAATCCACCAGAGTCAGCATGGATATTCTTAATAGCAGGTCTGTACTTTTGTAGTTTTTGCCCGAAGTTCTTTTCTGTGAATCCATTATATAATAATGAGAATTCGTGATTGTTTTGATTATGTACAGTCTTTAGAATAAGACTGTTTATCATATTCAGAACCTCAGGGTCATTACATTGCTCCGCACCTAAGCGGAGATATGCTGGTCCTGAAATGACGTATTCAAATTTGTTCATGTAAATAATTCTTCTAGTCCAGTTGATGTTACTTCGGGTTTGAACCCTCGGTCTTTAGATAGATATGTGTCTGAGTCTGTATATAGTATATTATACTTATGCTTATTTGTCAATACACTTTTGACATCCTCGATGGCCAAACTTTTTCTTTTTAACTGAACTATATAGTCAAAATATTTGACTGTAGAATATTCATTTATTTTTGCTGCATCTGATTTAGCTTGAGATTCCGATTGATATCCATTAAGAAATTCTAACCATTTTTCTGCAGTATTGTCATCCAACTTTCTAACATAGTCAAGTGCGCCATGCTCATACCAAGTCCCTTGAGGTTGATCATAAATCTTTTTCAACATATCAGGCACTTCATCTAAAGGTAATCTAATATAGTATTTCTTATCAAAATTAGTTACCCATTCAGATTTATCAATAACAATACATGGCATATGACCAAGACATTCAAAGAATGTAAATGGATAATTTTCTCTGAGAGATGGATTAAAATGAACCTTAGCAGATTTAATAAAGTCTACTTTTTCCTGGCCTACAATACCAGCTTTAATGGTATAGTTAGTAATTTTTAATTCTGCTAGGCGTTCAATAAACTTTCTTTTACCGTTTTCATTAGTCATAATCTTTGCAGGAAGACCTGTTTCTTTTATGACCTTAAGAAATGCTTCTGGATTTTTACGATCTTCCCATCGTCCAATATATAGTACACCTTCTTTATGGTCTGAGCCTTCGATTAATAATCCTCTCTCAGACATAGGCATTGGAAGTAATTTAGCTTTAGCCACACCATTTGCTTTTAGTTCAAGAACATTTCTTGTAGATTGAGTACCAACAAAAGCATTATCAACTGTCATTAGTCGATTAAAAAACTCATTACAACTTTCAGTAAATACACCTTTAAATTTTCTAGTGTCTCTAAACACCATACTTTCTTCATGGGTATAAAATACTACCGGAATTAATTTATCTAGATCTAATCCTAAAGCAGCCGGCATTGCTTCCATAGAATTGCAGATAATCATGTCATATAGATTTTTACTTAGAGCGTACATTAACGAATCTCTAAAGTTCTGCATCTTCTCAAAATTAATTGAATCATTAAAGGCAAAAGTACCAGTGTGTTTACTATACGACACTGGTACAATAGGCGAAATAACTTCTGCCCCGAGAGACTGAACTAATTTTGTAAATTGATTAGATGGTGCTTTGTCTAAAATTAAATCTATTTTCCAATTCAACTTTGCTGACATTTCAACAAAGCCTTTCGCAAATTGACCGATGCCACCATGTGGCACCATATGTTGGTCACTGATACAAAATGCTATTCTTCGTTCGTATAATTTCATTTCATTTTATGTACGATATTAAAAAATTCTTGTTTCAAAGAAGGATCTTTTCTAAACTGACCTCGCATGACAGATGTAGTCATATCTGATTCATGTTCCTTAACACCTCGATGAGTCATACAATGATGCTCAGCTTGAATCAATACTGCAACACCATCAGCTTCAGTTTCTTTTTGAATTGCATCTGCAATCTGTACAGTCATTTCTTCCTGAATCTGCGGACGAGAAGCGATCCAATCCGTGATACGATTAAATTTACTAAGACCGATAACATTCTTGCCCGGAAATACGCCAATATATGCTTTACCAACAATGTTTTGAAAATGGTGAGCACAAGTACTCCTTATAGTGATTGGACCAGTCACATATAATTCATCATACTCTGTTACGTTAGGAAATGCTGTAACTTTTGGAGGACTGGCATATCGACCTCTAAATGTTTCTTTGACAAACATTTTTGCCACACGACGTGCTGTGTCCTGCGTATTGTGATCGTTACTAGTGTCAATAATAAGACTACGAAGTACTCCTTCAAACTTTTCCGCTACTTCATCCACCAAAAGATCAATTTCACTTTCACTATGAATAAAAGGTGAAATATTATCATTAGCAAAAAATCTAGTCTGTCCTTCTTTTATACGTTCTCGGATTACTTCACTCATCGGGCGACCAAAAACAGCACCCTCATACCCAGGATGATAAGGTGCTTCATCAACTAATTTATTACTCATTATGTTCCCCATTCATTCTTAAATAATGGCACTTGAAGTCTATCACTGTAGCGCCAACCTTTCTTCATAGCCATTAATGCAACATTCTTATTATTCATAGCATATACAGATTCAACACCACCAACAGGCATCAAATATACTGGACCAGTAAATCCGTTATCCTTATAACATTCTACAGCCATTGCTGCTTCTGCGACATCTTTTTCATCCGCAACAACAAACTTTAGATAAACATAACCATGATCCTGATATTGTTTAATTACTTCAGGTTTAATTGCGTCTTCCCATTTTTCACCACTGACACTTAACTTGGGGCTAACACTAAATGTTAGTCGATCCCAACCTTTACGCCAATGTGTTTTCAGATATTCAGAGAATTTCGTAGTTAACTCTTGTGTTCCGTTGGTCTCGAATGTGAGTTCTTGAAGATTGACCATATCGGGATGCGAGAGGAGATCAGGATACGCCCTTTGCCACCCAAGGAGCGGTTCGCCTCCTGTAATAACGAGATGCTCACTTGTCCACTTGCCATGAGGTAACATATGTAGAATGGCATTAACAATACCATCAATAGACAACAAAGGGCTAAGATGCTTGAACCTAACATCCCAACTAGCGTAACTATCACAACCTGTAGTAACCAAAGGCAAAGATTTATAATCTTTGTACTGATCCGCGTGGTGTGCAATGATGTTTCGTTCGTCACTTTTTTCTCCTCGGGGCATACCAAAACCATCACAGGTAAAATTACAACCAAAGGTTCTTAGGAATACACTGGGCACACCCATAAAACGACCTTCACCTTGAATAGAATAAAATAATTCTGATACTTTAATTTTAGACATGTTCACTCCAATGTTTACATGATATATTATATAGTGTTCTAATCGTCTAAGTCAAGTGGATTAGCGACTTGTTCTTCTGCTAATTTGTTCTTTTTAGGAAAAGGTACTACTCGTTTATCCACATCAATATGATCGATTTGTTTTTTCAAATAATCTAAGAATTGATTATTGAATTCGCCCTGGTCATGTTCTTGAGTAATAATTTGATCCAAATCCATATTCTCAATCATTTTATATTTAGTGGTCTGTTGTTTCTTTTCTTTTTGAATTCGACGAACAAAAGCAAAGTAAACAATTTGAGTATAGTATGCAAATGGATTGGTTGATTTAGTTGGGTCAAATTTATCAGCAGCCGTTAGACAATTTTCAATACCGTCACTAATCATATCATCTTTAAAAGTATAATTTATAAAATTAGACTTATATGATAAATGTGTAGCAATTTTTAAAAAGCATTCACCTATATAATTTGGGATAATAGGTTTCTCTTTTCCTGCAGCAATCGCAGTATCGCACATTGTTTTATATTCTACCAATGCTTGATAAAATTTCTTATTATCTACATAATGTGATGATTTATTCATTTCTTCAGTGGAGGACTCTTTCGGGTCCGTCGTTTTCGTCTTCTTCATTATCTTCCCTATTTCTAAGCATTGAACGCATCAAATCTTCTAAATTAGTATCTTGTCTTTCATCTTCTATATCTTCAAGTATTTCTTGATTATGTTTTAGTTTTTGATCTGCGATAAACATTTCATATTGCTCTATAAATTTATCGTCTGGATCAAATATTGCTGAAATAGAAGATGTTTGAATTTCTGCTATATTGTCTTTACTAAAGGGAATCCAATATTTCATAATAAAGGTTTCCACTATCATACCCATTCTTGGTATTCGAATAGAATGGACAATGACTGGATCAATCACATGAATTGATTTGTTGTCAAAATAATCCTTTTCAATATCTGTTGCACAAATAATATTCTCACCGTTATTTAACTTTAAAAACTTTCTTACTAATTGAGTCATTTTAACGGTACCTTTATTAACTTGTAATTAAAATGTTCATCATTATAAATCTTTATTCTTTCAATCATATGTAATAATGTATAGTTCTTTTTAGATTTCCAAGATAAATCGTCACCAATATCATATAAATTACAAGATGTTTTATTTTCGCTAGTCCTCAATCCTCGCCCGATACTTTGTAGATTTCGAATTCTAGATTTTGAAGGGGAAGCAAATATAATATTATGTAAATTTTTAATATTAATTCCTGTAGAGAATGTCCCATACGATGCTACTATTATAGCATTATTCTCCTTCTCTGTCAATTGTCTTATTTGTTCTCGTTGCTCTGTATCTGTCCCACCAAAAACAAAAAAGACTTGCCTGTCTTGACACTTAGCCCAAATCATATCATATAGAAGTTTACCATGTTTTTCTACAAACTGAAATAGAACTAATGTATTACCTGTTTGAGATATGGATAAGTTTCTAATAAAAATATTTCTTCTGTTATTAGATACAAGAAAATCCATCTCTTGTTGATATGTCATACCCTTAACTAGCTTTCGGCTTTCATCATCATATTCAAGAATAATATTATTGATTTTGAGATCAGCTAATGTCTTACTATCTATTAGCTTTTTTGTAGTAGTAACCTTGAAGACGGATCCAAATAATCCCTCAAGAACTAACTTATGTGTTTTGGTGCCGTCTAAAGTACCGGTAGTTCCTATACGGAACGGCGTGGTTTCACACTTGTTGAGAATACTTGTGAGGCTTTTGGCTTTAAATAAATGGGCTTCGTCTCCGTAAATGGTTTGAAATTCTGAGAAGAACTTTTTGGGCAACTTATAAAGAGACTGCCAAGTACTAATAACAACATCGTACTGATTGGACTTCTCATGTCCTCCATAAATTCGATAACAGTGTTCACTTGCTTTCCAATTATTTATCGTTGAGTAATCTTGGAAGTCGCTATACATCTGCTCAACAAGGCTTGTTGTTGGCACAAGGATAAGTTGTCGCCTTCCAAACTTTTCATGCCATCTGATGAGGCAGTAAATGATAAGAGATTTTCCCGAACCAGTTGGCGATAGTAGTAAGCTTCTTCCGGTTTTAATCGCTTGATAGATTGCATCTACTTGATAGTCCCTTATTTCGATTGGTTGCCCTTTAGAGGCGAGCAATAGTTCATCACAAAATTCTTGAACAATATTTCTAGTTACTACATCACCAATATCTATCCATTGAGAATAATCTATTTCATATTCTCTTTCCTTGGCGAAATGCTCTAGGTATTCTTTCAAACCAATGTATAACTCTTTGGTGAACATGGAAACTAATCTAATTTTCCCATCCCACATACGAGATTTATATAAAGGATGAAACTTGGCACCCGGAGCTTCAAAAGTAAAATATTCAGATATTTCCTGTAAAATACCAGGAGAAGTATCTATCCTAAGATAAACTTCATTTTTTCTAATTATTTTTATCGTTGACATTAAACTTACATTTTTCAAAATGAAATCCATACATACCAGGAGACGCTTGACCAATTTTTCCACATACAGTACATGTTAGCATAGGACGATTTTTAGCAGAATTAGATATTTTTTCTCGAACCTCTGGTTTTTTAGAGGGGTTATTATCTCCTCTCATTAATAAATTAGGTTTACCTTTTTTAGCGTTACTAATTTTTTTTCCTGTAGCGGGGTCTTTCATAGCTTTTAGATAGTTTTCACTATTTTTTGCTCGAATAGATAATTCTTTTTGAATTGCCTTATCTTTAAATCCACCAGTACTTCTTCCTTTTTTCCAACCTAAAGGTATTTCTGATCCGATTAAAATGTAGCGATCATTGGTACCGTTTGTGATCCAAAATTTATTGGATACTGTGTCCCCGCCTGTACCTTCTTCAGGTCTTAAATTAGCCCATTCAGATGAATTAACTATATCCCATAAATTTGAATAATATATGCCCTTAGTTTTCAATTCTTCGTGATCGGTTGTTTCAAATAAAATTTCTGTGTTAACATCCTCACCGTATTTTTTTAAATGTTTAAGCCATAATTTACCACTTCCATTATATTTTTCATAATTTAATTGTTGAGTCATACAAAGATATTTTAATCCAGTAACATTATGAGTTTTTACCATAAGTTTATACATAATCTCTCCTTTTATTTTATTTATAAAAGATGGAGATTTAAGGGTATTTAGATCATACCATTAGTAAACTTTGTCCATTCCACGGCATTTTTTATATCCCATGTTCTTGAATTTAAAGAACGAATAATTTGCTCCAACTGATAAAGAACTGTCTTGAAATATTCCATCTTATCTTGCAATTCAATAAGGTCTTTATCTGTTTGCAAAAACTCATCCATTTCATTCTTTAGTGGTTTGGCTCCTTGCCATTGGTGCCAACCCTCATCCTCAAGTTCTTGTTTGGTCATTTCTCCTCTATAGTATCTATATTTTTTTCTTCTACAATTCCAATATTCTGATTCCGCTTTACGCAGATTGAGTCTTGTGGAAGAAAGAAAATTTAAATATTTGGCATGGAGAGTAGGTGTGCGAGCAGATTCATGTCCAAGATTAGTCTCATTGATAACACAATCCTCTGCCCACATTTCCTGCAGTTCAGACAATTTCATAACTAACCAATTTGAATAATTTGCGCCGGATTGCCTTGGAAACAGAATGAACCATAATGGTTAAGTGAGATAGTTGGATCAAGCCAAATGTCTCCACCGATATCTTGCCAACGTCTGCAGAATGTATAATCCTCAGAAAGATATCTGCGATCTTTTGGATCAATCATAGTATCAAATAAAGCGTAGAAATAATCATTTAAATTTTCTGAGATATTAACATCGTTGTTATACTTTATCTCTGGGTATGCTTGTATTAGTTTAAGAACTGCTTCACGTTTAATCATCATAAACCCTGTACCAGCATCATGTAAACGAATAACTCCATTTTCTACAGCAATAGTCTTAGTATCTCTATTTAAAAATTTGAAATTGATCGCATAGTCTGACCCCATTGCTGCAATATCTTTATCACTCTTTTCCGCGGTTGGGTCTTTTATAATACTTTCTTTAATACGCTGCCAATTAACGCCTTTCTTAGGATATGCGCCGACACATACATCTTTGTTATGTGCATAAAGCTTTAGAATATCTTCGATATTAAATTCAATATCAGCATCAATAAACATTAAATGAGTATAATCAGATGCGAGAAAATATGCAAGAAGAACGTTACGAGCACGAGTAACTAATGATTCATTAGCAATAGTTCCAAATGCAAGAGGAATTCGATGACCATTAAAAAATGTCATCATTTTTACTACTGATCTAAAATATGGTTCGGTCAATGCTCCACCATAACAAGGAGTTGCGATAAAGAATTTACTTTGTCGCATTTCATCTAAATTGATTTGTAATTGCCCTTGTTGCGGGGCATTCTCTTGAACTGAAGGAGGAACAGGTGGTAGAACGGTAGGTATTGATTTAGGTACTTTATCTTTTTTTGCCATGGTCACCTCAAAGTATGTTAAAGTGTTTCTATTTCAAACAATTTATATTTGAATGATGCAATACCAACAAAATATGGAACTACGGAGGAAGTTATATCAAAATCCAAAGCTTCAACAGATGTCGGAAATATATCATAAAATATTATATTTGTTTTTGGATTGTTTGTCGAGTCTAAAATAGTTAAAGTTGCGTCTGAGTATGCCAAACGATCAGTATTTTTACTATTTACCCTACCCAACGAATCAGTTTTAGTCACAAAAAATGGAAAACGGTTTTGTCTTTTGGCGACAAATTCTGAATATTGAGCATAATTTTTTGGAAACCCTAATGCTATTAACCAATAGTATAATTCCAAATAATTAGACATATCTTCAGATATTAAAAATCTAATTACAAATTCTCCAAAATTTATCTTATCGCCTATAACAGGTAAATCTACAAAAGGAGTAGGTTGTTGTGCAAACCCTAATTGTATTGCTGGTAGATTAGCAGATTGGCAAGTATAGGAAATATGTGGTAAATCTTTTACCGTGAACCTAAAAGCATTTGGTCTCAGATAATCATATGTTGTCGGACGGCTATCCTCATATGATGATTTGATAATTTCTACATTTGCTGTATACATGCTATCTCCTAACACATATATTTATAAGATAAAAAAAGGGGGATTTTACTCCCCCTTTAAGTCCGATCTGCGTCGGCTCAATATTACATAAGATTCAATACACGGGACTTACGATAGTACTGGTTACGATTAGCAGTAAATGTAGAACCATCTTGAGTCGTTGTGCCAGCTGTTGTTGACACGAATGGGTTAGCTACCATTCCATAACGTGTCTTAAAGCCAATCTTTGGCTGGAAGCTGTTAGGATCGATCGCACGAACCATTTGTAGAGGAATATATGGGCAGTAGAAAATACCTGCGTCATATGGGCTTGAACCCTTATAACCTACCATATAGAACTGATCTGATGCACCTAGGTTAGATGTATATGGATCAATGTAAACACGATAACGACCATTTAGAACACCTGCGAAAGTGTTGCCTGTGTCGTCAACATTAAGACCTGTTGAAAGAGCAGGAGTATAGTCAAGAACACCAGACATAGCTAAAGCACTTGCAACGTCTGCAGAGCAAACAATGAAGTTACCTTTACCACGACGTGTATCTTGAGCAATGTGATTAGCATCACGCTCCATGTTGAACAATAGACCCTTGAAGCGCTCAACAGACCAACGTCCATTTGAATCAACGTCTAGGTCAAATGTACCTGCTGTAGCTGTTGCTGGGGAACCAAGCTTAGCAACCTTGTAAATTGTACGAACAACTTCACGGTTGATCTCAAACATAAATTCTTGTGAAAGAATATTTGAAAGCTCTGCCTCTGCATCAAGACCATGAATTGCTTTCAAGTCTTGAGCAAGTTCAACTGTGTACTCAGCTTTTAATGCACGGCTCTTAGCAGTGACTGTAACTTTGTCAATGCTGAAAGACATTTCATTAAATACTGCATCACCTGAACCACCAGCACCAATAGATTCTGCAGATGCTGTAGTATTACCTGCACCTGTAGTATATGTGCCAGACGAAATTAGATTAGCAGCATTAGTACCGCTATGTGTACCTGTACCTGAAAAATCTGTATCTGCTTCGTCGAAAAGAGCTTCAACACGGGTAGAGGTATTAGCACGCTCTGTACCGTATAATGAGCGCATTGCAAAGATCAAACCTGTAGGACCTGTCATTGGCTGAACGCCACAAATGTCATATGTCTGGATTGCTGAAGAACCGCTATTAGCTTGAATAGCGTTAGCTGGTGCTGCCTCAAACAAGCCCATACGCTCTTCACGAAGAGATTTCTCTTGATTCTCTAGAAGAACTGCAGTAACTTGCTTCTTATAATTTTCCTTAATTTCAGGAAGATCTGGGTGGTCTAGGACGGCTTCCCATTTCTTCTGAAGTTGTTCTGATAAAAACATTTAAATCTCCTTAAAGGACTGATATATTATTTATTTTTCTTGACAGTGCGAGATAATGCGTTGGCATACATTGAAACAATACCATTGTCCTCGAATGTTGCTGGGGCACTGCTTGCATCTTCAACAAGTGTCTGTACTTGAGTAGGTGTTGCTGAAGGGGCATTCTTAGGGAAATAATTTTCCTTAATTACTGTTACCTTCTGGCTAAATAAATCCTCACTCTCGAAATCAACACCTTCTAGAAGTTTCTTCAACTTAGCAGCTTCGGTAGCGGCTAAATCTTTTGAAGCACTTTCTAAAACTTGTGCACGCTTAAGATCAGATAGTTGTTTTGCTAACTCTAATTGCTCAGAGATAGAATCATTCAACTTAGCTTCTAGATCATCAGCTTTGGATTGTAGTTCATCCATTACATCATACTTATCTTCTGGAACTTCAATGTAATGCTCTTTGAACAATCCCTTTAGACCAGTAATAAATTCTTCTGCGATTTCAGTACGAAGACCTTTCTCGATTGCTATTTCGTTCTCGGTCATCCACTGCTCTACAACGTAATTTAAGAATGAATCAATTTTCTCAACTAATTCTTCTTTTGCTTCAGCAAGCTCTACAGCTTTTTGTTCCTCAAGCTGAGAAACAATAGTTTCCATCTCGCTATTTACACGAGCAATAACTGCTGCTTCGAAAATTGCTGATGCTTTTTCTGCAAATTCTTCAGAAAGATCGTCGCCAAAGATTGCTGAAAGCTCTGCTTTAACATCCATTGGTGCGACTTCTTCTTCCTCTTCCTCAGATTCTTCGGACATTGGAACATTGCCCTTAGAATTTGGTTGATTGACTGCACTAGTCATATCACCAACAGTTGTGAAATTAGGTGTTGCTCCAGGTGCAGATACGTTCTGAATAGTATTAGGCTTAACTGTCATAGCAGCTTTAGCCCCCTGATTAGGTTCATTTTCATCTCTTTCATCTGCACTAGCATCTTCTGACGAGCCCTGCTTTGGCATTTTAGCATCGCCTGACACGGCTGGTTTGATGCTATTATCCTTAGCTACAGAAGTGGCACCCATTGGAACAGCACCTTCTTCTGATAGAGTCTCGGCGTCAGTAGCAGAAGCGCTAACACGTGCTAGCAATTCCTTAATCTTTTGTTCGACTGACATCCTACATCTCCTATGTTATCTAACTTTAATATTTATAAAACTAGTTATTTTATGGTTCCTAAAAATGCTTCAAAGACTTTAAGCTTCTTAGCAGCTAATTCTTTCTTTGTTGCACCTTTAATATATTGTTTGGCTTGTTCTACTTGAACTGTTTTCCAAACACCATTCTCACAAATCCACTCTGCTCCTTCCATAATGCCTTCAACAAAAGCATCAGGTGCTGAAGGATCTGCTACAATGTCTACTGTAGCAAGATGAAAGTCAGGTTGGACAATACTTATACCGTCTTTACCTTGTGTTAAGGAGCCAACACCTCTCGATGATACCCCTAGCTTTACACCTTCTTCTATAAAATTCTTAGCTATCTTGCCCATTGGTGTATCTAAGATTTTTGCCTCACCTATTACATTATTACCATCCCAGCTAAGACCAGTAATAAGGTGTGATACTTGATTTAAATTTATTGTTGGATTAGGAGGATGTCCTAATTCCCCTAAAGCTCTACGCTCTTTAATAAGTGCTTGGTATCTTTCAACCTCTTTTTCAAGAACAGGTTTTTGATAGATTCGATTGTTTCTATTAGCCTGTTCTGCTTGCATAAAGATACCTTTAATGAAGGTACTCTTTTTACCATTGTCTAATGACTCGGTAATATATTCTACTTCTTGTGTGATTTCTTTAATAAGTTTCATTTTTTTATCTTATTATAGCAAATTGATCGTTAGGTGGGGTAAAACCTTCTGCCTTCGTTAATCCTAAAATAACTGTTCCACCTGACCCGGGAATAGTTACAGAAATATTCGCTGTATTATTTGAAGAATCGGAAAACCCTAACATTTGTGTAAAAGACCAATTATCATTACCTACCAAAATTAAGACATTAGAACTATTTCTTTGGATTAAAGTAGGTGCGGTATCTGGTACAGACCATACTATAGAATTGATATTAACATTAGCATTCGCATAACCTTTAAATGTTTCATCTGCTAACTTTAAATCTGCATTAATATCAATAGTAGCTGTACCATCACCAACAAGCTTTACTATAGCTTGTTGTCTTACTTTTTTAAGAACTGTTTTAGTGATAGGCATTTATCACTTTCCTTTCTTTTTCATTGCTCTCAGCTTTTTAAAGTCCATAGCTGTTAGCTCATCTTTCTCTGGCTCATGTACATCTAATACTTGTTGATTTGGATGTAATTTCTTTTCTATCATAATAGCAATATCTTCAGCAAAAATTTCTTCTACACCATGATCGAATTTTACTGAGTAAACTGCTACCTGTCCATCGTCTGTAGCATCAAAATCTTCTACGGTTACAATACCTTTACCATATACATCAGATTCAATTTCAGTATCAAAGTATAAGTCTTCTCTCATAGCCATTTTAGTAGCAGTGGCATACATAACTTCTTTGCCTCTGCCTGGGTATCTTTTTTCCCAATTAGCTTTCTTCATAGACTTAACATACTTTTCACGCTTCTTCATCTGCGCTGCAGACATCTTTCTGTCGCGCATGGCTTCTAGTATTGTAAAGTAATTTTTCATTCTTCTTCTCTGTTATAAAGGTTGGTTGCGATCTCTTTCTTTCTATCTGTTAAAGCATCAGTAACTTTATTTGCTAATAAAGTATTCATTGTATCCTGTGCTTCTACATTGTTTCCGCTAAGTATATTATCAACCATACTTTTAATTACTTCACTATATTCGTTCATTGTTGCTCCTGATTATCTGTAGGGTCTCCAATATTTATTGGCTCTCCGTGAGCATTAGTTGGAGGACCTTCGCCTTGAATCTGATTAGTCATATTTTCAATATCTTTATCACTCATTCTGAGTACACGCTTCATGATATATTCTTTACTAAAATACATACCAACATATGGTTGCATTTGATTTAGCAAATCAACTCTGTTTCTCATTTCATCAGCATCTTTCAATTCTGAAAAGCGCTGATCCTGAGCGAATCTATAATTAATCTTATCTTTAAAACTATCCCAATCTGCAGAAGTGATAACACCTTTTAAAATTAACTGAGTCTTTAACATATCATTAAATAACTCAGAAAACTTTTTACGAAGTCTTCCTACAAACTTAGCAAATTTTAATTCGTCTCTTGAAATTTCAGCTTCTCTACCGAAGTTAAATCCTCCGGATTGTTGCTGCATTCTAGACAAAGGAACATTTAAAGCTTGATATAATTTATTCTGAAAATAATTAATATCTTCAATCTGACCTAAATTTTCTCCGCCAGGTAAAGTAGATATCTCTGTACCTCTACCGCCCTCACGTCTTGGCAACCAAAAATCTTCGAGCATTGACATAAATTTACGATCATCTCTGATCTCACCTGTTGCTGAATCATAAGTAAGTTTATTTCTAAACTTAGTCATAATATCTTTTAAATATTGTTCAGCTTTGATCTTAGGTAAATTACCTACATCAATATAAAAAATTCTTCTTTCTGGTGCTCTGGATATACGATATATTACCAAAGCATCTTCCATCATTTTAAGTTGATTAACAGGCTTGATTGCCTTATGTAAATAACTTAAAACTACATTCTTTTCTAAATCCATTAAACCAGATGGAACATATGTAACAGAATCAACAGCAATTTTAATTGCTTGATTCGTTGTTGTAGTACTCATAAAGGTATTAGTTTGAAGTAATCCTTTATCATTATATAAAAAGTATTCTTCTATACTTTTAATTACTTCAACACCATTCTTTAATTTTTCTTTTTTGGTGTCTCTAATCTTTTTAATTTTACGAGGGTCAATATTTCTTACTTCAAGTATACCTCGTCTTGGATTCTGTAAATCTACTACCTTTTGATAATAAATTCTACCGTCAATATACCAACGTCTAAAAATATCATATGCTTTAGAGTTGAATTCTAATAGTTTTAGTATATTATCAAATTCATCTACCACCAAATCCTTAAGGTCTTCTGGAAGATCTACATCATCTAAAACAATATCAACAGGAGGTTCATCATCTACTGCTGCAATTGCTTCTGTAACAATCTCATCAATTGCTGTAGAGCAATCTGAATACATAGATGCTTCACGATATCTTGTAATCAATTCTGCTTCGGATTTTGATGTAGCATCCATATCAACAAATGTGCCGAAGTATCCAGCAGTTGTTGACGAAGCTGCTCCATCATCGTTCGAAGGTGCAATAAAGGAGGGTTGTGGATCCTCCTTTTTGCTTAATGTATAACCAAATAATGTAAGCGCCATAATATATTTTCTTTAATTAAACTATGCCTTGAGCAGGGACGTTATTTGTAACGAAATACTGATACATAAACGAAACTTGGAAATTAGAAATCTGGTCATTAGCAGAAAAATCTAAAGCTACAGGACCGATTTCTGTTGGGAATGCCTCTCTCAAAATATATGTTTTCGATACAATACCGTTTCTATCCAATTGCTGAACCGTTAGGTCCGCAATATAACTTGTTGGAATAGTAACTCCTCTCTTATTCTGAAGAGCATCCATACCATTCATCCACTGTTCTAATGCTGTTCTTATAACAAGATCTGCGTCATTTAATACTGTGACTGACCAAGGAGCATATACTCGATCGCCTGCAAAATGTATTTGACGACCTCTGTAAAATACAGTTGCTGGAGGTACACTTGATCCAGGCAATTCTGCAGTAGTTACTAAGAATGAACTGGCTCTAGGATCTCTTGCCCCAACATAAGACGGATAATTTAAAATTACCTGAAACTGATTAGGTCTAGCCCCACCTGCGGTAAGAGCTGATCTAAATCCTTCGATGTTAAACACTGACATTTATTTCTCCTATTATGCGCCAACTTCTTCAAAGCTAATACCAGTTCTGGTAGCTATAAAGTTTAGGGAAATAAAATTGATTGAACGAGCAGGTTTAATGTAAATATCAGCAACAAACTCGTTACGATCAATGACTTCTCCTGTATTATTAGTTTCGTCACATACTACCTTGAAGTCTGTAATGCCTCTACGACCTTGCACATCTCTTAAGAATGGTTCAACTAAATTTCTAAATTGCGCTCTTGTGAATGCATCATTGAATTCAAACAACTGGAACTTTGCTGCAGTTGCAATAGCTTTTTCAAGAACAATAAACAATCTGCGAACGTTTATTCTATCAAATGCGCTAGGCTTGGCTAACATTGTTTTGTCACCAAACAAAACTGTGCCTTGGCCTGGGAAAGATACTACAGGATTCACACCTGCCTTATACAATGTATCTCTCTGTGCTTTGGT